GATCCTCCTGCGTAGTCTGCGTCCACCTGGTCTAGGTGATCCAGCAGTCACTAGGGCTACATTGGTATTGCCTGACTCCCATAACAAGTCTGCAATTAATGTTGCGGTTGCTCCACCAAGAGAGTGACCTGCAATAACAAGTTTCCTCTCTGGATTCAATCCCTCGTATGCCACCACTAGTTGTGCTAGTGTCCTGTTGGCATTGTTCTTGAATCCTCTGTGACAATCGTCACGTTTAATAAGAAATTTTAGATTGGTAATCCAATCTGTTGTCTCATTTGTTCCTTCCACTGCAAGAATGGTATGTCCTGCTACTTTCCTACTAACCAAAAAGTCTTGGTCATGAGGATAAACATCCCTACAGCACCGTAGTGCTTCAAGGACTACTTCCTTAGATAAAGTCATTATAAGAATCTAACTGAATTATATAGTCTGTTTCGTCAAGCACTCTTAACCATCTCCTAAGACCTGTAGGGTAAGGAGTGTTTGGTATTGGTGCATCAACCACAGGTTGCAATTGTATAAAAGAGCGTAACTTACTTACCTCTGTCGTCTCTGTTTCCTTCATTTTCATTACCACGTGGACCGTCTGGGACTTTCGGCATAACTTCAACAGTTTTCCGTTTCTTTTTACCCTTCTTATTAACAGGCAGGGTATCCCCTACTGGCAATCTATACTCAGCTACAAACTGCTTGTAGGATTTCATTTGACATAACCCATAATCTTATTTGCTTTCTTCTTAGCAGCTTTCTTCCACTCTTCTAAGTTATGAGCCTTCTCATCTGCATTAGAAATCATTACCTCTGCACCGATGACTTGAGTATCAGCAGGTTGCTCTTCGATAACAGGCTTTTCGTCAGTCTCCCACTTCTCACCTGTTACTTTAAATGTTGTCTTAGTTAACTCACTAAGTTCTGTAAGGATTCTGGCATGCTCATCCCAAAGATAATTTTCAACCTCTTCCTTAGTTGCGTTGCAATTTTCTGTTGTATGCTTATAGGAACCACACTTCTTACAACACTCAGCAGCTTCTTTAGCAACCACATTAGTGTAGTTGATTGCTTGACCATTAGTTTGAGGAACACCACCTGACATAGATCCTTGTCCCATAGTCATAGAACCCTTGAGTGCAACAGCAGGTTCTCCACCATTAGATGTTGCTTTAGGATCTTTTGTACTACCATCATCAGGTTTCTGCTTCTCGATAGTAGGAATACCTGTTGATGAATCCTCTGCTGGTGCAGGGACTGATCCGATTGGTGTGTCAAATGAGGCAAAAGCAGTACCACCCTGCTTCTGTCCTGTAGGAATCTCTTCCTCTTTGATAGTACTGTTCTGGAACCCGTCGCCACCTAAGAACGCTGTATAAGACTCCATTAATGCCTTCGAAAAGTCATCATCGTGTGCAAGACTATTAACTGTTTTCTGTTTTTCCATGTCTAAAAAGTGGTTTCCTATGATTTATTTATAGTACGTATATCCTTTAACCACGCACGAAACATGTCACCTCCTTCAGTGACACAGATAGCGTAGTTGACACCTGTCCTGTGGATAGTGCCTTTCTCACCTGTGAGAGCAGACATTACAACATCACCAACAGCAAACCCCTCCTTGTATCGGTGCTGTTGTCTGATCGCTTGCTCCCTCAGTTTCTTAAAATCTTTCATTTAAAATTCTTAGGTAGATTGTTTGCTATTTCACCCATTAAAAGTTTCACATCAGCATCACTTAAGTTAGGAATACCTGCCTTAAATGACTTGAAATCACCAGCAAATGCTGCACGTCTCATCTTTGTACCAGATATTGTAAACGTATCACCGTCTGCATCTCGACTACCAGAAGATTTTATCTCTATGGTACGGAAAGTGAAATCCTTATGGTTATATTTATGCACCCACTGCATAGCATTAACCCTGTCAGACCCTACAAGAAATACTACCTCATCATACCCAGCCATCATTATGTCTTGTAAACATGCTACTGGATCTGCCTTAGCAAGACTGAATATTTTACCCCTATGCTCTGGAAATATCTTGTTCATCCAGAATAATTTTCTATCACGTGGCAGTGGGTTGTTGCCTTTGGTGTCATGACTGTGTGAAATATAGATTCTATAGTCCTCACCATTAGCAGCACGTCTAACATTACGGAAATTGTCAGCATGACCTGAAGTAGGTGGTTGAAACCTACCAAATGTGAAGTAGCACTTGTTACACTTTAACGCCATGACTTTGCTACCGTGAAGTTATTGTATGAAAACTCAAGACGATTCACAAACTTGATCATGTCTCCATTTCTATGCATAACGTATCCCTCTGGACCAGTAACTTTATAACCTTGATCAGTTCTAACAAAAGTTCTAAAGGTTTCAAGTTTATCCAACTTATCTATAACCATCTGCTTCACTGTTTGCAACTCTTTATAGAGACCAAGCAATGATTTAAACTTAGATTCGTTATCTCTTAGATAATTTTGACTCTTGTATACAAGATCTGCCTTCTGAACCTTAGTCTTAGCTGTCTTTATCTTGTCAAGCATGCCCTTAGTCTTGTCATAATAAAAATTATAGAGACTAGCAAAAGTATTATCGACATTACCAATGGAACGTGCTGCTTTTATCTCTGCGTTGAAGAACTGTTTCAAATATGATGCAACATGCCACTTTTCGTCACCTGTTGTGCCTGTATTTGTCACCAATTCATCAAGGAAATACCCACAGTCTCCACATAATTTTTCAATGGTTGACACATGCTTGTCAAACTTGACCTCTTCAGCATGATTCAACCCAACTCTGTCCATTGGAGTATCATTATCGATTACTACAACATTTGTATCCTCAGTGAACTTTGTATTTGCTCCACCTTTCGCTGTCATAGTAGACAAGTTATACCCATCTTTCTCACCCATATAATGAGTGTGGAATACTACCCCAATTTGTGCCTGAGATACCTTTTTACCTATTGGATGGTCTACTGGGATAGCATAGGTGATAGTATTAGGTTTGAAAGTGAATAAGTTTTCACCATGTACTTTTTCTTTCTTAACATCACCAGGTGTGAACATCAAATCACCCTGAATGACACCTTTTATACCAATATTTCTGAAATATTTGAGAGACATCTTCAACTTGTTTGCTAGGTCTCCTGTGTACTCATACTTGTCAACGTCAGATTCTGTGTAACATATCTTCGGACCAGTTTTATTGAAGACAGACTTAGTTCCAACGAAAAACAGTCCGTTTGCTGGATCCTTACCACATACTACTGAAGGAGCACCATCCCATTTGGTCTGCATGTAACCAGTACTGTTGTCACAACCAAGCATTTTCCTCAATTCCTGTAGGAAAGCAACAGCAGCCTTGCATCCCTCAACTCCATAGTTGAGCATCTCATCTTCAAGATGTTCTAAGTGTTTTAGTTGTTTTATGTTAGACATTATGATGATACCTTTAAGAATGGTGCTGACTTATCAGATCTAGATGCAGCATATTGATACAGTCTACTAGATACATCATTTCTTTCTTGAGAAGTTCCACTCATCATGATGTCAACTACTTCTAATCCTAGAAATTTAGAGAATTTCCACTGAATTTTCTGTTGTGCATTTCTTCCATCAGCATCAGCAATCCTATCAAGTTCAATCTCTTCTGCAATTCTGGTTCTACTTGGGTTTCTATGCTTATAAAGGTTACCTCTCTCACCCATCAATACAGCACCTCTGTTTTTAGTAGCAAGATCAAAAATCATTCTGTCTAAACTAGTCCCATGTGCTGCTCTTTTAGCACTATCAACATCATGATTCCTAAAACAACCATTACCCTCACCATATACAGACTCAAGTATTCTATTTAAAATACCACCACCAACTTTACCTCCCTTAGCACCAGCACCAAAGGCAGATCCACCTAAAATTTCACCCTGCCATGTAGTTCCTTTACCACTGGTGTCACGCATCTGCATGTTAAATCCACTACCATCAAAATAAACATCCATAGAACCATACAAACTGTTTGAACCACAAGCAATGAAGTTTTTACGTGGTTTTGTTTCACCCATATTAGTTCTTTCTAACCTTGCTGTATTTGCTGTTACTTTCTTTAAGGACACACCAATCAATTTCTTCTGAGTTACTAGTTCCATCAACAAATTATTCCAACCTGCAAAATATTCTTCAAATGTTGTTACAGGTGATGATATAGCACAGTCACACAACCATATATCTGCTGGAGTCCACTTGTTAATGTCAGCAAAAGGTCTATCCTCTCTA